AGGCTCAACAGCTACAATAGCATTACCCGTTGTGGTATCTACAGATAGTCCTACTACGGGGTGCTCGGTAACTTTTAGAGTTACAGGAGCTACCCCTGCCGACTTACTTACATCAATGGAATCGTACTGCTCGCCCTCCTTAGTTTGCTCTATCCCTAAATCTACAAGTGTATCATAGAGTAGCTGTTCCCCCTCAAATGTTAGAGAGAGGGATTCAACTAGAGCGGCTATTTCATTCTTCTTGTTGTCAAGTTGTGATAATGAATAGGGTATCTCTAATTTGGTCGCCTGTATTTGTATAGGCGTAGGCATTAGGCAGTAACGTCATCATTAATGGTGAACACTCCAAAGAGCCAAGTCTGTACGTCTGTGGTTAGCGTTGTTTCTAGGTCGTAGATGTACGAGCCTGATGTAGTCATATTAGCAGCGGCAACAACAATGTTAAGCTTCCCTGTGGTGGAGTCTGCATCCTTTGTGAAGGTGAAGTCACTGTTGGGGATAATAACAGCATCTGTTGCTGAATCACGCACCTCCATTTGGAATGTATAAGGTGTTAGAGCGATAGCTGTTCCTGCTGAATCGGTTATGTTTAATGTTAGGGTGAATGTATCTCCCTTGCGGCAGGTGATGTCTAGCCGCTGTGCTATGTCAAGATTTACTGAAGTTGCCATTGTAATGCTGTTTTTGCAAAGTTAATGAATATAAGGGAGTTAAGATATCGTTGTTAATTCTATACACTCACTATCAGTTAGGGCAGTTGGGAAGAGTATAAATTTATTCATCTTGTATGTATCACTATTGTAAACCAAGTTATATACATATAATGTATTAGGTGATAAATTCCTACTTGTTCCACTTTGACCTTTTATTCCATTACCAAATATCGTTGCGGTGGTTGGCGTAACCTGTAATGCGCCTTTGTAATGCTTTATATTATCTCCTACATCTACTTTAATTCTCGTAGTTGAAGATCTATCATCTTGAATAACTGATACCCTTGTATCAATCGCTATTCTTCGGGAAGGGTTTTCAACAGCACATACATTACCTGCAACATTAAGACTTGAACCTGTATTCTCGGTTTCTACATCAAAAAAGATTGTATAAGATGACACACCAAGAATTGAACTAATATCTAATCCTTGTAAATTATTTGTCATATCATCGTGCAACCTCGTTTGACTTACACCATATGTAGGTATATACGATGTTGGGTAGGTCGCATCTTGCTCAAGTTGTAAGCCATAGAAATACATATTACCAGAGGTGGATACATTACTTGCTCTTGAAGATGTCAATGAATCAACAACCCACCAATAATTTGATGCGTTTATGCCGTTATTGTTGTAATAAACCCATATTCTATACCATTCATTTCCGTAGTCCTCAATATCATAATTTGCACCACTCGGCAAGGTTCCTATAATATTTGAGGTTCCATTCGCTAAATCAAAATTAATCGTAAATGAAGATGTAGAACTTGAAACAAATTGAACAAAATCGTGAGTTCCTGCTTTAGCAAAAATTGAAAATACAACATCATTTAAAGTTCCAATAGAATCTCCTAAATACCTTGTGCCAGAAGCGAAATCAAATTTAGATGCGTTATAAATACCTTCTGGAGATGTAGTATCCGCAGTATTCATTTCTAAAGAATCACTTTTAATACCTAATGCATTTAAGTATTCACTATGCGGAAACAAATTAGTCCTACTCGGCTCTAACAACAAAGCAGGACACGAACCATTAGAATAATCTAAACGAGGCATATTATCCGTTAACCCTCCGTATACAGGTGCTGTAGTTGTTTCTAAATAGTCTTGAGCTACAAGACCTTGGTTGAGCTGTGCGTCTTGGATGTAGACGCTTGCACCAAGAGTAACTGCAAAATTATTATTTCCATCAACCACGTAAAAACGAACAGCCGTGCAAGAATCAAATACAATAGACAAACGATACCAATCATTTCCTACGCTTTCAATTTTTGAAGCTATAGTAGTTGGTTTTTGAGTGCCTATAACTCCATTTGCTAAATCAAACCAAACAGAATCGCCAGATGCTTGAGTACGAATATTTAACCAATTAGTCGTGCCTGCTTTAGCATACACTGAATATGTAACTACTGAACTGCTTGATAAACTTTGTTGCAAACTTACATTAGCTGGTCCTTCATTACATTCAAGAAGCCAAGCATCCGAACTACCATCGTATCCATTTTGTCCACTCGTTACACTTGTTCTTGTTCTTGTCCAAGTAGTATCAAAGCTATTACTCTGCAACAGCAAGTTAGAAGTCTCTTTCTTGATGTATCCATCCTCACCTACTCTCGTAGCAGTGCCTGTTCCCCTACTGAAAGTAAAGTCTCCGCTTCTGTCCGTAGGCTTTAAGCTATATACCTTACCATCCTCGTATGCGTGGGGTAGCATCACCAACGATGCCTTGTCAAATGCGTTACTCATATTATCCTATTTGTATTGCAGTAAGTTCATTGTAAGATGCCAATAAGCAACTCTTAGCCTCTATAGTAGCACTGCTTGGAATATCCTCAAGTAAGAATGCTAAAAGACCTGTCTCAGAGTTTATATTCTGTAACCTCGTAAGTTCAGCAGATATACAATCGTAAGACTCTATAGTACCACCATCATCAAACACACGAGTACCAAAGTTCTTATATCCTACCTCAGTAGAAGAACCTTGATAACCACCGCTTCTGAAAAGATATACCTTTCTTCCAGTGTCAGTAGTTACAGCATCAGATAAATATCCTGTACCTCTGTAACTGTAAGCCATTAGTCAAATATTGTTTGGTCAGTAAATGGAGTCTTGTCATCAAGAACTAAAGATGCAATTCCACTTTCTGTGTTTAGTGTGATGTTTACGAAAGACTTGTCTGATACTCCCGTACCACTATTAGCCTCGTAGTTCATCGTTAAGCCGTCCATCCAACCCGATATAGTAACAGAGTCGTTATTGTGCAGTAGAACCGCTACAATGTCTTCTCTGCGGCTCATATAGTCAATCTTATTGACCTTATTGTCTACCGCTGGTGATTGAACAGTAATATTAGTTGAAACAACTCCTAGTCCGTTAGAAGTGTTTTTGTTTTCTGTGAATGTAGTTGTACCATCTTTTACATTGTGCTCAAAAGTAACAGTGTTTGCCGTAGCAACAGAAGATACAATGGTTTCATCTAAAGGATCAAAGGTGATAGTGATATCGCTCTGAAGCATTAGAATAGCTTTCTTGATACCACCAGTAACTTTTTTGTTACAATTGATATCAATATCGCTTAGTAATATTGAACAGTTGAAAGCCATAATTTAAGTATAAAAAAAGGGGCAGGGTTTGATCCCTACCCCCTTGTGTTAATTTACAAGATTTGCTATTAACCAGCTACTTCTAACCACATAGCATCAGTGATATCGTAAGCAAGACTAGACTGCTCACCAGTCAAAGTCAATTGGTAACGGTTTTTGTCACCACGAGCAGCACCTGAAGCACCATCAACAGTAGAAACAAATAGTCCGTAGTCAAATCCAACCAAGTGGTGAGTACCAGCAGCAGTCTCAATGAAAGCTACAATCTCAGCGTTAGGGTTAGCTAGACCTTCCAAAGCGTTGCGGTGTGCAGCAGACATTTTTGGAACCTCTACAGTGATAGTAGGTACAGCAGAAACAGAACCGTCAGCGATAGTTTTTACATCAGTGAAAGCAGAGAAGCCGTCCTTGATGTTAAACTCTAAAGCAAATGCTGTTCCGTCAGCAACGAGAGTTGCAGCAGTCGGGTTGATAGTAACTACATCAGAAGCGTCAACAGAAACAGTTGTTCCTAAAGCAGCTTTATCACCAATGTAGATTTTAGTTAAACCTCCTAAAGCGAGGTCATCACAAGAGTAAGATACTCCAGCAATTACAGTATTACAAGCCATTATTTATAAGGTATTAAATGGAGAGGCACAAGGCCCCTCCGTTAGTTATTTAGTTTATTAGGCAGCGTCGTAAGCAAGAACCATTTCCTCACCCTTGTAGTAATCGAAACCTAACTTGAAACGACCAAACAAGTATTCTGCTTGCTCTTTAGCTTCGTATTCGTTACCGATAGCACCAGTATCATTGTAGTTATCTGTCAACAATACCAAGTTACTTGGAGCAGACAAGAAGAAGTTATCAGCAGTCAAAGATGGCATATGGATTACTTCCATACCGTAGTATGTTGGAATCTCACCTTTGATGATACCTTCAGGAGTAGTCGTGTGCTTGTTAGCGATAGCGATTTGGTAAGCTTGGTAAGCAACGCTTCCTAAGAAGTAAGCAGGCTTGAACTCACGATCAGCATCACCGTATACAGCAGCAACCATTACAGCAGACATTTTCTCGTATGCATCTTCCATATGAGTTAAGATGTTTGCAGAAGAGATAGCAGTAGCACCGATATCAAGAACTTGAGCAGCTGGTACAGCATCGCCACCAGTTTTCATCTCAGCCAAAAGCTCTGTGTTCGCTTGAACTAAAGCTTTCTGAGCAGCTAATTTTGCGAAACGGTCAAAGATCCAAGCACGGAACTCAGCATCTAAAGTCTCTGGGTTTAACTGACCTTTCTTAAGCATCAATCCACGGTAAGAAGCCTCTAGTGCATCCTTACAGTTTTTGAAGCCCCAGTGGAAAGTCTGAACAGTCATCTCTTTCTCAGTTACTGCTGCATCGAAAGTCTCATCGAATGAACAGTTAGCACCAGCTACAAAGCCGTCACCGTCACCTGCTTGAGCAGATACAGAGAAGATTGGTACGTTCAATTTACTTTTTACTCCATCAACGATAGAGAAACGGTTCAACACTGCTGCTGATTTTACCATTGTGTCAATGAACAAGTCTGGTCTGCGGTCTCCCCAATCACCAGTTACACCTGTAACACCGAAATTCATATTATTTGCCATTTTATATTAGTTTTAAAAAAATGATTCGTTTTACTTAATTTACAATAATTACTTACGATTGAAGAAGTTATTAATAATATCCATCTTTTCAGGTGTAATACTATTAAAGACTACAGTCTTGTCTTCTACAGATTCTGTTACCTCTTCGGCTTTTTGTTCAGCAGCGAATTGCTCCTCTACCTCAGCTTCTGTAGCTTCGTACTTTTCTTCTTCTTTCATATCTTCTTCATCAGAAGCCATTTCCTCTTCTTTCTCTTCAGAGGTCATTTCTTCTTCTTCCTTAGAAGTCATCTCCTCTTCCTTTTCGTCAGAGGCCATTTCTTCCTTTTCCTCACCTTCGTCTTCAGCCATCTCTTTTTCTTGAGATTCGCCCATAGACTTGATGTGCTCTTGAATCATCTCGATAGCAGACTTTAGGTCATCTACGCTACCGAACTTTTCTTCAACAGATGTCACAGCTTCTAGCAAAGAGCTATTCTCTTCCTCTAGAGCTTCAATTCGTGCCTCGTACTTGCTTGCCATAGCCTCAAATTGAGCCTCTAGCTTACCAAGTTCTTTAGCAAAAGAAAATTCGTTCATTTGTTCTTCGTTATTATTTGTTGGTTTAATATCCGCTTTAATCTCGATAGAGAAACCATTTATCTCTCCATTCTCAATTGCAGTAAATAATTCGTCAGACTCAATCTTAGCCTTTACGAATACGGTTCCGTTTGGTAGGTTGTAACCATAGTCTACAGACTTATCGTTATCACTCTCCTTAGTCCAAACTTCAAGCATCACTACATCGTCAGTATCGTTCTGATGGTTAATGCCAAATGCGTTAAATAACCCTTCCTTAGAATACTTGTACATAATCTCCTGGATTGTCTCCGCAGTAAATCGTACATAGTAATATCCCATATCAGGGGAGAAGCGTAGGATTTCCTTGTTAGGAATCATAATCGGGCCTACAACTTCTTTCTTCTTTTCATCAGCAAACATCTGGACCTTCTCTACTTCATTGAAGTGGATAAAGTCTTCCTCAATAGCGGGCTTGTCTACAAGAGAAATCTTGTACATCCCTTGAGCGATGTCTTCTAATGATATATCAAATAATGGTAGTTTATCCATTCTTCTTTGCTTTTTTATGCCAGCTTGGTAGCAGGTCATTATCTTGTACATACTTAGCATTGGACGGTCTTCCGTTTTTTACCAAGTACATAAATGCGTTTAGTCGGGCAAGTCCCCATTGTGTGGCACTCGTAACCTTTGGTGAGTGTCCTGTATTAAAAGCACCCATACCACGTAGTACAACACGCTTTGCAGCTCCCATACCAATCTTCTTATCCGGGTACTTCTCATTGTAAGCATCTACCTTAGTCTTTATAGACTTAAGAACTTTTTCAGATAGCTTTCCGCCTTTTCCAGCACCTTTAGGATTCTTGTTAGGAGTATCGCTCTTAGGTGCTTTGGGAGATTTCTTAATGCTGCCATCCTTGCCTTGTGTAGCGTACTCATTTTTTTTCTTACGATCACCGTACGGGACGTCAGCCACATCTGCACTTGCTTTAACTGTTCCTTTTCGTATGCTTTCAGCTTTTCTAATTGCCCAGTTAACACCGCTTGTTCCTCCCCAACCGAGCCAAGCCACGTAGCC